ATTAGAGACAGAGACTACATTTAACATTGGTCGTGCTGCTGAGATCACAAGAGATGAGGTTAAGTTCCAGAAGTTTGTCGCAAGATTGCGTAAGAGATTTGGTGAGTTATTCATAGACCTTCTTAAAACACAATTAGTTTTAAAGGGTATTGTTTCCATTGAAGAATGGGAAGAGATGAAAGAGCACATTCAATTCGATTATATTGCTGATAACTATTTCACAGAATTAAAAGAGATAGAAATCCGCAATGAAAGAATGAATGAAGTTAACCAAATAGATCCTTATGTTGGTAAGTACTTCTCTATTGATTACGTTCGTCGTCAAGTACTTAAACAGACTGACATTGAGATTAAGGAAATCGATAAACAGATTGAACAAGAAATGGCAGATGGTCTAATCGCTGATCCTGCAATGGAATTGGAGATGATGCAAGGTGGAGATCCAGCTGCAGGTGGTGCACCAGCAGGACCAGATGGTAATCTTGCACCCGATACATCTTCCGTAGTCACCCCTGCCGATCAGCGCAAAGGTGAATTTTAACTAAATAAATAAGAAAGTGGAGTTATTATGCCTAGTGAAATAGCACAATCTATTGTAAATAGCATCTTTGCCGATGAAAAATCAAAGGCAATTGATACTACTAACGATGCTTTGAGTGCAGCTACCTATGATGCTATTCAAGCAAAGAAGCTTGAATTTGCGAAAGACTGGGGTTTCGACCTTGGTGATACAGGACAAGAAGCTGCAGATGATATTGCTGACAAAGTTTATGATGATCAAGAACCTCCTGAGTTAGCACCTACCGCAGGTGAACTTGCTCAACAAGAGCAAGAACCAGAAGCAGTTCCTGATCCACTACCACCAAATACTGCAGTGGTAGATTCTATCGAACCTATAGAGGAACCAAAAGATGAGACTAATAGCTGAAGAAATAACCGAAGTTAACTTTCTTTCTGAAGAGAAGGAAGGTAAAAGGTCACACTTTATTGAAGGAGTTTTTCTACAGTCTGAGATAGAAAATAAGAATGGTCGCAAGTATCCATTCAAAACTCTCGAAAGAGAAGTTGCTAAATATGATGAGAGTTATATCCGTAAGGGTCGTGCTCTCGGTGAGTTAGGACATCCAGATGGACCTTCCATCAATCTGGATAAAGTTTCTCATAAGATACAGTCTCTTAAAGCAGAAGGTAATAATTTTATCGGACGTGCAAAGATTCTTGATACACCTATGGGCAACATTGCCAAGAACCTTCTTGATGAAGGTGTAAGACTTGGAGTTTCATCTCGTGGTATGGGTTCTCTTCGTAAAGAAGGTAACACTAATATAGTACAAGATGACTTTATGCTTGCAACTGCTGCTGACATAGTAGCAGATCCATCAGCACCAGATGCTTTTGTTGATGGAATTATGGAAGGAAAAGAATGGGTTTGGGATAATGGCATACTAAAAGAGTCTGCTGTTGCCGAAATTAAGCAAGAAATTGATCAAGCAACCCTTATAAACATTCAAGAACGGAAGGTTTCCGCATTTGATAAGTTTTTAAGAAGTTTGTAATTTATAAATAAACATAGACAAACGCTAATACGACGGAGTTTAAACAAATGTCTGAGACCTCTACTAAAGAGCTAGATTCAATGGAGAAAGTGACCGAAGACGCAGCTACTGGTTCTACAGCAATCAAGAAAGGCGCAACCGCAGGAGAAAAGATCGATACTTCTGGGGGTAATTTCAATGCTATTGGTGGTACTGATAGTAAATCAGAGGAAGGTGCTAAGGGTACGAAGAACCTTGGTGCATCTGCTGCTGGATCTACTTCTGTTGAGGGAGATAAGTCAATTAAGACTAAACCTTCAGACGCAGGTACTGGTAACGTAAGTGCTGGTTTGTCTGGTAAAATCTTCGATTCGGAAGAAAAAGATGGGGAAACAATCCAAGAAGAGCCAAACACTGAAGAAGCCAAGTACGACTTTAGTGAAGATGTTGACGCTCTTGTCGCTGGTGAAGAACTCTCAGAAGACTTCCGAGTAAAAGCGAAGACAATCTTTGAGGCAGTTGTTACTCAAAGAGTAAACGAAGAGACTAAAACTCTTCAAGAGGCTTATGAATCTGCCTTGACTGAAGAAGTCGAAAAGGTTAAAACAGAATTGGCCGAGAAGGTTGATGACTACATCTCTTATGCTGCAAAGCAATGGTTAGAGGAAAACTCACTTGCTGTTGAGCATGGTATCAGAGTGGAGATGGCAGAATCATTTACTGAAGGGCTCAAAAAGCTATTCGTGGAACAGAACTTTACTGTACCCGAAGAAAAATTCAACCTACTTGACGGTATGGCTGAAGAGATAAATGAAATGGAGAAAAAGCTCAACGAACAAATCGACACTAATGTCTCATTGAATAAGAGGATTGGTGATTATACTAGAATGGAAATCGTGAACGAATGTGCTACTGGACTTGCTGAAACTCAAAAGGAGAAGCTTGTTTCATTGGCAGAAGGGGTTGAGTTTGAAAATGAATCAGACTTTAAAAAGAAAGTCGAAACTATCAAGGAATCATACTTCACTAGGAAGGCTGAGACTGCAGAAACTGTAGTTGAACCCACCGAAGAAGCATCTGCACCTTTGGTAGAAAACAACGAGAGTGGCACAATGTCTAAGTACGTTGATGCTCTATCACGTTGGTCCAAATAATAAATCACTTTAAGGAAATTAAAACTAATGTCTAACATTAAAAACCTCCAAGAAAAGTGGGCCCCTGTTCTTAATCACGATGCTCTTCCAGAGATCGAGGATACTTATAAGAAAGGCGTTGTAGCCCAACTTCTTGAAAACCAAGAGAAAGCACAGATTGAAGAAGGTCAAATACTTAACGAGACTCTTCAAACTGTAGGTACAGGTGGATATGGTGCTGATGCTACTGCAACAGGTCCTGTTGCTGGTTTCGACCCAGTTCTTATCTCCCTTATCCGTCGTTCAATGCCTAAGCTAATTGCTTATGACATTGCTGGTGTTCAGCCAATGACAGGTCCAACAGGACTTATCTTTGCGATGAGAACCAACTACGGTACAGAGAGAGATGCTACGGATGCAGCATACAGAGAAGCATTCTTCAATGAGCCTAACGCTGGTTTCTCAGGTGGCCCAGGTAATCGTCTTGCTGACTATGATCCTAATGCTTCTGATGCAACTAACGACGCTCAAGGAAACAACCCTTCCGTTCTTAATGACTCTTCACCAGGAACTTACGAGTTAACAGGTGATGCTCAAGGCATGGCAACAACCACTGCTGAAGCATTGGATGACTCTGCTGCTGCTACAGCATTCAGAGAAATGGGTTTCTCAATCGAGAAGGTAACAGTTACTGCGAAGTCACGTGCTTTAAAGGCTGAGTACTCAATCGAACTAGCTCAAGACTTGAAAGCAATTCATGGTCTAGATGCCGAGCAAGAGTTATCAAACATTCTCTCAACAGAGATACTTGCTGAAATCAACAGAGAAGTTGTTCGTACTATCTACGTTAATGCTGTAGAAGGTGCTCAGAACAATACTGCTGATGCTGGTATATTTGACCTAGACGTTGACTCCAATGGTAGATGGTCAGTTGAGAAGTTCAAGGGACTACTTTTCCAAATCGAAAGAGATGCTAACGCTATCGGTCAGCAAACTCGTCGTGGAAAGGGCAACATTTTGATCTGCTCTGCAGACGTTGCTTCTGCTCTAGGAATGGCTGGTGTTCTTGATTACACCCCTGCTCTTAATGGCAACAACGCTCTTACTGGTGTTGATGATACTGCAAGCACACTTGTTGGTACTCTTAACGGTAAGATCAAGGTTTATGTTGATCCTTACTCTGCTAACGTTGCTGATAAGCACTTCTACGTTGCTGGTTACAAAGGTTCTTCTCCTTATGACGCTGGATTATTCTATTGCCCATATGTACCTCTACAGCAGGTCAGAGCAATTAATCCTAACACCTTCCAACCAAAAATTGGCTTTAAGACTCGTTACGGAATGGTTTCTAACCCATTTGCTCAAGGTCTTACACAAGGTTCTGGTGCTCTTACAGCGAATACCAACAAGTACTACAGACGTGTACAAGTTGCAAACCTAATGTAATTCTTCGGATACATATTTCAAAGAGACTCCTCTGGGGGTCTCTTTTTTTGTGTCTATATAATATACTTGGTATATGTTATGAAGCCTAAGATAATTGATAATTTTTTATCACATCATGAATTAGGTCATTTACAAGAAGCGATGCTTGATGATGATTTTCCTTGGTATTGGGGACCAAGGGTAGTTCCTGATGAAGATTCTAATTGCGACCCATTAGATAACTGGCAATTATATCATCCATTCTATCAACCCCCAGTTATAAAAGATACTCCATATTTTAATATCCTCTCACCTATTCTAGAAAAGTTGGGTGTAAGATCCATATTAAGAATTAAAGGTAACTTGAAACCTAGATCGATTGAAAGAATACAGCATGGTTATCATGTAGATTTTCCTTGGGATGATTCATTAACAGCAATCTTTTATGTTAATAGTAATAATGGGTTAACCGTATTTGAAGATGGTACTGAAGTTCAAAGTGTAGAGAACCGTATAATTATATTCCCAGTAAATCTTAAACACTCTGGTACTACATGTACAGATGCTAAAAGACGAGTATTAATTAATTTCAATTACTTCTAAATAGTCTGTAACCCTTTTCAACATTATGATATTCTTAATCTCAATAATGTCTTTTGCAAACTTTGTATTCTATCCCCTAGTGATAGCAACAATTATTGCATTTATCATTGAGCAGATATTCAGGTCACAAGATAAAGCACCTGAGATTCTTAGATCTATGGCAGTAAGAAAATATTTTTGGAGACAAGCATGGTTGTTTAATATAATATGGTTTGTAGGATACTTTATATTATTGATTGTAAATAGACCTGGGCAACAAGTAATGCCCGATATGATATGGCAGGGATAACATTATGCAGTTTCATGAAAAGGAAATACAACGTATAGTTCATGCATGTGAATACTATAGAAGTATTGTAAGATCACAGGATAAAGATCTCGCATCAAAGTATGATGCTGTGATCCACAAACTTCATAATTATGAACAGGAAATGGATTGTCCTGATTGTTGGGATCCTGAAGGAGTGTGTAATGTACATAGGTAAGTTTAGCAAAGATGTTAATGATGAAGAAATTATTGGTAACGATTTTGTTATTAGTAAATCATTTGCTGTTGAAACCTTAGCTGATAAAATAAATTTCTTCCATAGATCTATAAGTGTAAGATCTGCTGATCAAATGGTACGTGATATAATTGATAGGGATCATAAAGAATTTAATGACTATGACTTCTGGTGTGTATACTTACCAAAGGTAGCAGATTTAATATGCAAAACTAATAGAGGTGATTTGGGTAAGGTTACTGGTCTTAAGATGGATAAATATTTAAAATAACCTTGCTATAAATGGCTAACTGGTATCAGGATCAATTAACTAATAAGAATTTCTTATCTCCAATTGGATTTGTTTTCATATTGGAAAAGGCAAGGAAGGTTTCTTTCTTATGTCAGAAAGCAGAGATACCACCTATGACATTGGGGGAGGTCAATATTCCAACTAGAGGTTTAGCTCCTATACCATTAGAAGGTAATATAACTTTCGGTGAATTGAGTATTGATTTTATAGTTGATGAAGATCTTAGAAATTATATGGAAATCCATAATTGGATAAGAGCATTAGGTGTTCCAGAAGGTCATAATGAAAGAGTGAAATGGGAGAACCAATATTTAAATGATACTCGTGCTATTAAAGGACTTAATAATCCAAAGTATTCTGATGGTACTCTACAGGTTTTAAACAATAATAACTTAGTTAATTTTGATGTAGTGTTTGAAGATCTATTTCCAGTATCATTAACTACACTACCATTTGATGTGACTGGTACGGATAATGATTATGTTACAGCAACTGCAACTTTCAAGTATACTCTGTATCAGATCAGAGAAATCAACTCTCAGAAATTAAGGTAGTTGCAAAATTTTTAAATTTGTGCTAGGGTACTAAGGTCTATACATATTGTGGTATGGGAGGTAGAGCCAATGGGATTGAGAAAAGGAGATCACCCAAGAAAAAAACCGATCACCGAATGGGATGATTCCAATTGGAGAGAGGAACAGAAAGCTTACACTACTAGTAAGTATGAACTAGATCTATTGGAGAATGGTCCTAAGAGTCTTGCTCAGTCATGGATGATGAATGCATTGAGACAGAAATGGATGAAGAGGAATAACTATGGTTATCCAGATCCACCTGATGTTTCATCATCAATGAAAGAATTCTTTGAGAAAACTAAAGACCAAGGTATATAATGAATTTAGAAAATCTTCAGGATATGTGGAAGACTGATAGTGTCATAGATCCTGATAAGTACGGTGAAGAATCCGTGAGGATACCTCAACTCCATATGCGTTATATGGAGTTTTTTAATACATTCTCTCTAATGAAAAAAGATAGGGAGTCTGAAATGAGGATGTTAGTTAGGGATAAGTGGGTATACTATAAAGGTAAATCATCAACAAGTGTATATAAAACTGCACCGTTTGATTTGAAACTTACTACAAACGATGAGATTAAAATGTTTATTGCTGCTGATGATGAGGTCAGAAAGCTACAACTGAAGATCGACTATATAGAACAAACGATCTTCTTTCTTGATGGTGTGTTGCGTCAAATTAATAGTCGCAACTACCAAATTAAAAATGCTATTGAGTGGGAGAGATTTCAAAGTGGAATGTAAATCATGGCAGATCTCGTTATTCAAAAGAAGAACGAAGTTTATTTAAAAGTACAAGCAGAGCCTCATCTCCACAAAGAGGCAGCAGAATTTTTTACCTTTGAAATCCCCTCTGCAAAATATATGCAGAAGACGAGGAGATACAAAGGTTGGGATGGTAAAGTAAGATTATACTCACCTGCTACTGGAGAGATCTATTGCGGTTTAGTAGATTATCTAACTGACTGGGCAAAGGAAAAGGGATATCGTTATCAGTTTTTGGAAAGTGAACACTTTGGGCATCCCAAGGATCAGAATGATTTAGTAACTCCTCAGTCTGTAGTTCAATTTGTTCGATCACTGGGGCTTCCTGTAAAGGCTCGTGACTACCAATACGCAGCAATATACGAGTCCCTAAGATACAACAGAAGACTCCTAGTAAGCCCAACGGCAAGCGGTAAATCTCTGATGATTTATTCATTGGTTCGGTTTCATGTGAATGTTAAACGGAATGTACTTATTATAGTACCAACTACATCTCTTGTCGAGCAAATGTATAAAGATTTTACAGAGTACGGTTGGAACACTGAGTACCACTGTCATAAAATCTATGCTGGTGAAGAAAAATATACAGACCATGATGTAGTTATATCAACTTGGCAGTCCTTATATAAGGAACCACGAAAGTTTTTTGATAGATTTGATGTTGTAATTGGTGATGAGGCTCATCTATTTAAAGCTAAGTCTTTGACTAATATAATGTCAAAGATGCATGGATGTAAATATCGTATTGGATTTACTGGTACGTTAGATGGAACTGAATGTAATCAATTAGTATTGGAAGGTGTATTTGGTAAATGCTCAAAGGTTACTAAGACATCTGAGTTAATGAAAAGAGGACATGTTGCTAAGTTAAAAGTAAAAGTTCTTTTACTTAAACATCAAGATCAAATCTTTGATGGTTATCAAGATGAAATGGAATACCTATGTGAACATGAACAACGTAATAAATTTATTCGTAACTTAGCATGTGACTTAAAAGGAAATACATTGGTACTATTCAACTATGTAGAGAAGCACGGTTTGCCTTTGTATGAGATGATAAATAGTCATACCGACAGACCAGTACATTTAGTTTATGGTGGAGTGGATGTCGATGACCGAGAACATATTAGGAGATTAGTTGAAAATGAAGATGATCAAATTATTGTCGCCAGTTATGGCACTTTCAGTACTGGGATTAACATTAAGCGGTTGCACAACCTCGTCTTCGCCTCCCCAAGCAAGTCCAGAGTC